CCACGCCGCCCCCAGCCTCCCCCCCCGCCCCCGCCACGCCATAGCGCGCCGCCAACGCCTCGCGCTTTGCCGCGCCGCGATTGGTAACGTGCACTTCCCCCGCCCGCCCCGCGCGGTGCAAGCCCGCCACAATTGCCGCTGCCATATTGCCGCCGCCGAGAAAATAAATCGTCATACTGTTGCCTTTCGTTATCTATCAAAATGTTATCCATCCCCACGCGCCATCATCAGGCAGCCTGAAAACGGCATTGCAACCATAAGCCCCCTTTCAGGCTGCCTCAATGCGCTTGCCCTGCCGCCATAAAATACGCATTGTAAACAAACCCAGCCCGTTAAAAAACGTTAAAATACGCCCCATCAACACACAAGCCCACCGCCATGCAACCCCTAGACTACTGCCGCGAAAAAGCCCAAACCAGCCATTCCAACTTCCTCGCCAGCTTCCGCTTCCTCCCCCCCGCGCAACGCGATGCCATGACCATCCTCTACGCCTACTGCCGCGAGCTAGATGACATCGTGGACGACAGCCGCGACCCCAGTATCGCCCGCGCCACGCTCGCATGGTGGCGACAAGATTTGTCCAAAGTCTTCCAAGCCAACGCCGCGCCCGAGCATCCCGTCAATCAAGCTCTGCGCAGCATCCAACCCGTTTTCAGGCTGCCTGAAAGCGAGCTAATGGACATCATCAACGGCATGGAAATGGACTTGCACCACAGCCGCTACGCCACCTTCGACGACCTGAAATACTACTGCTACCGCGTGGCAGGCGTAGTCGGGCGGCTCATCGCCCGCATCCTCGGCTACACCCAAGATGCCACCCTGCAATACGCCCAAACCCTTGGGCTCGCCCTGCAACTGACCAACATCATCCGCGATGTCGGCGAAGACGCCCGCATGGGGCGCATCTATCTGCCGCAAGACGAACTCGCCCAGTTTGGCGTCAGCGAAACCAGCATCCTCGCCGCCACGCCCACGCCCGAATTTGCCGCCCTAATGCAACACCAATTCAACCGCGCCCGCGACACCTACCGCCAAGCCATCGCCCTGCTGCCTCCCGCCGACAAAAAAGCGCAAAAAGCAGGGCTCATCATGGCAAGCATTTATTACGCGCTGCTGCTGGAAATTGAGCGCGACGGCTTGGCAAACGTATTGCGCTACAAAATCCGCATCCCCAACCCGCGCAAAATGCGCATCGCCCTGAAAACATGGCTGTTTGGGTTTAAGCCATAAAGCCATTTCAGGCTGCCTTATCACGCACACCAAAGCAGCCTGAAACGCCTCATCCAGCCATTGCCCCGCCCCCAATTTTGCCAGCGCACGGCTTGCAAGCAAGCCGTAGGGAGCGCGGGGTAAGCATTTCAGGCTGCCTTCCCCTCGCGCCCGCGCTTAATCAGCGCATTTATTTACGCCACACCAAACAACATTTCAGGCTGCTTTTGGGGGAGGCAGCCTGAAAATAACTCGGCGAAAGGTGGGCATAGCTGGCTTATTCAACATTTTGGCGACAAGCCATCGCCGCTCCATTTGAGGCAGCCTGAAACCTTTGCCACACGATAAACGTACCCACCCGCCGTCATTCCCGCGCAGGCGGGAATCTTGTTGGGTATTCAGAAACGATTGTAAAAACTGTTGTTGTAGGTCGGGCATTTATGCCCGACACTTAGAATACACTACGCCTAAAAACGTCGGGCATAAATGCCCGACCTACCTGCAAAGGTTTCTATCTAGCAATGCTTAACAAACGGTGTGTGGCAAAGCCATACACTCTATGCCGATTGAAATAAATGTTAATTAAATAACGGCTCGCTTGCGGCAGCCTGATTGGATGATGATGAAGAAACCTAAAATTGCGGTGATTGGCGCAGGCTGGGCGGGGTTGTCCGCCGCCGCGCATTTGGTTGAACACGCAGACGTGGCGTTGTATGAAGCGGGGCGTGTGGCGGGTGGGCGTGCGCGTGGCGTACCCAGCGACGAGTTTTCGTTTTTGGATAATGGGCAGCATTTGCTGATTGGCGCGTATCAGGCGATTTTCAGGCTGCTGGATAAGACGGGGATGGATTGGCGACGGCATTTTTATCGCCAGCCGTTGCGCTGGTATTTGCACGATGGCTTGCGTTTTGAAGCGGCTTGGTCTTTGCCTGCGCCGTTAAATTTGCTCACGGGCTTGTTGCGCGGCGAGGGTGCGTCGTTTGGGGAAAAAATGGCGCTGGTACAGCAGTTGAAGCATTTGCAGGCGCATCATAAGCGCCAGTTGCCCGACCAAAGCGTGCTGTCTTGGTTGGAAGGGCAGGGGGTGTCGCGCAAGTGGTTGTTGGAGTTTTGGCAGCCGATGGTGTGGGGGGCGTTGAATACGCCGTTGGATGAAGCGAGCTTGAATGTGCTGTGCAATGTGCTGGCAGATGGCGTGTGGGCAGGCTGCGAGCTGAGTGATTATTTTGTGCCGCGGGTGGATTTAACGCGGGCGTTTGCGATGCCGATTGTGGGCTATTTGCAGCAGCATGGGGCGGCTTGGCTGCCGAATCAGCGGGTGAAGCGGGTGTTGCTGGATAATCATCGCGGGGTGCGCGTGGATGGAGAGCGCTTTGATGGGGCGATTATTGCGACTGCGCCGTATCATGTGGAAAGCGTGTTGCCGCCGTCGCTGGGCGATAATATTCGCTTTGCGGTCAATAGTTTGCAGTATTACCCGATTACCACGGTGTATTTGAAATATGCGCGCGCTTTCAGGCTGCCTGCGCTGATGACGGGCTTTGCAGAGGGCACGGCGCAATGGTTGATTGATCGCCGCCGTCTAACGGGGGCGAACGAGATTGCGGCGGTGGTGAGCCTGTCGCATCGCATTCGGGCGACGAATGTGCAATGGGCGCAGCGCGTGCATCGGGATGTGTTGCGGGTGTGCCCACGGGTGGGCAAGCCTGTGGCTTGGCAGGTGATCACGGAAAAGCGGGCGACGATTGCTTCGCATGTGAACCGTGTGGTGCCGACGCAGGCGCGGCTGAACCAATATGGGATTTGGTTGGCGGGCGATTGGTTGCATCCGCGTTATCCCGCGACTTTGGAAGCGGCGGTGCAATCGGGGGCGATGATGGCGCAGGCGGTGTTGGAAAGGTTTGCGGCGGAGAGTGAGACAGCCTGAAACCTTTGCAAAACCCCAACAGCAGCCTGAAATCCAAAACGAAAAGGCGGCAGTTCACTGCAAAATATCTGATTAAACAGAGTGTTACTGATTTATCAAAATGTCGGCGAGTCGCCGACGTTCCATTGGTTGTAGGTTTTGCAAAGGTTTTAGCCTGAAAATGCCGCGGTGGTGCAAAAGCGCGGTTGGGTAAAACGCCATCTTGGTTCGGCTTGCGAGCAGCGCGGTGAACCAAGATGGCGTTGTTTTGTTGGGTATTAAGGCAGCCTGCGAAGCGCAGCGGAGTTGCGAAGCTAAAACGGGTTTGAAGGGGTTTTCGTTTTAACTTTGTTGAAGTCTGCGGTTTTGGCTGCGCCAAAGCGCGTAAGCTCGCTTTCAGGCTGCCTTTCCGATTATTGAAACAGCTTGTTCCCACCACACATTGCCGTGGTAGGTGTCGCCGCGCAAATGGTAGAGTCGTTGGCAATGGGTGCATTCAAAATACAGCGATAGGCTGTCGTACCAACCGAAGCGGTCGCGCTCGTTGCCCAAGGCGCGGCATTCTGCCAGCGATTCGCTCCATTCGGGGTCTATGGTTTTGCCTACATCGCGCAGGATGCCGAGCGCTACAGCGTTTTCAATATGGCACAAGGTGCGCTGCAAGTGTGCAGGGTTTTCCATTCTCACGCGCGTTTTGAATTCGGCGCATTGTGGGCAGGCGATGCCTTTGCGGGAAAAAACGACCATAGTGTGCCTTTCAATAATAGGCAGCCTGAAAGCCATGGGCTTCAACTCGGATACGTTGTTGAAGTCTGCGGCTTTCAGGCTGCCTTTGGCTTATCGCTCGGCTTCTTTCACCTTGTCGGCAACGGCTTTGAGATGCGGGAAGATGTAGCCGCGCAAGGTGTTGTCGTTGATGGTGTAGGGCTTGTCTTCATCTGCCCACACGGCAACGGCTGCGCCATCCATCAGCGAGGCATCCACGGCGTTGTTGTGGTTTTGCTCATCCCAAATGCCGATGTGCCAATCGGTGGCGCTCACTTGCGCGGCATTGTGCTGCGCGTTGTGTTGCGAATCGGCGCTGATGATGTGGTAGAGATAGTGCTGGTTGTAGTTCAACACGCGATAGCCCGCTTGGATTAAATCCAGCACGGTGGCGCGGTTGGCGATGTTTTCATCGCGCTGGGCTTGGCTTTCGCGGTTGCCGTCTCTATCCCAATAGGTGATTTCCACGCTGTTATCCAGCTGGGTGAGGCTGGTTTTGAGAATGGCATCGTTCCACACTCGCACGATGAGATTTTTGTTTTTCAGGTGCAACACGATGTTGTTCACATAGGCGATGTAGTGTGGATTCTGGCTGATGCTGCCTGAAAACTCATCGCCGCCGATGTGAAAATGCGTGCCGCTGCCAGCAAACATATCTGCCACTTCGTCATAAAGCTGCTGGATGAACTGCTGCGCTTCTGCGTTTTCGTAGCGCAATTCCTTGTTGCCATTGAAGATTTGGCTGGCTTGGGCGCTGTTTTCACGTTGCAGCAGGCTGTGGATGGCGCTCATGTGCGCGGGCGCATCAATTTCGGGCACGAGCTCTATGCCTTTTTGTTTGGCATAGCGCACCAGCTCTTGAATTTGCGCGGCGCTGTAAAACGATTTGCCTGTGGCGGGGTTGGTGTAGCTACCATCGGCGTTTTGTTTGGCGTTGCGCGCGAGTTGCCCCAGCGTGGCGCTTTCTAGCGCGTAGTTTTGGTCGTCCGACAAATGCAGATGGAAGAATGTGCCGCCTGCGCGGGCGATGTCGTCCACATAGCCTTTGAGCGTGTTCAAAGGATAGAACTGTCGCGCCACATCCAGCATTAAGCCACTGTGTTTGCGAGATTGTGGCATGGGCAGGGATTGGGCGTTTTCAGGCTGCCTTTGTGGCTCGGGAGCGGGCGCAGGCGCAGGAATGCTGGCTTGCGGCGCAGCACTTGGCGCAGGCTCAGATTGGCTGTTGCTGGTGGCGATTTGGGGTTTTTCATCGGCTGTTTTTTCGGCTGTTGGGGCTTCTTTTTCTGGGCTGAACAGATTTTCCAGCGCCGCGCCGCCTGCCAGCGCACCCAAGCCAGACACGGCGCTCATGCCCGCGCGAATGGCCTGTTTCAGGTTGCTTGTGTTGTTGGGCAATGTGGCGGTGTTGCTTGGAGTGGCGGTGTTGTTACGCGCAGCGGCAATCTCTGCCAATGCAGCCTGAATGCCAGGCGAGGCAGCGTTGGTATCATGACCAGAATAGCCGGGTTTCACCCACACGGTTTTTTCCCACGGGAATTTGTTGATGTCCTTATTCAAACGCGATGCGGCGGCTTTCAGCTCGGGATCGCTGTCATACGGATTGTTTTTAAACGAAAGTGGCGATTCAACGTTCAGCGCCATGCACCAGAAGTTTTGGTCGGCAACATAGCCGCCGTACTGCTGCACAGCTTTGAGCACGGCTGCCATTTCGGCGCTTGCGTTGTTTTCCTTCACCCAAGCGTCCACGTCAAAATTGGGCGGCAGGGTGAACATTTGTCCTGCGTACGGCGCATCGGCGTCGGTCAGCTTGCCGTCGCTCACTTTGGCGGGGAACACGGCATCGCGGCGGTAAGACGGGAAGGTAAACGACTGTAAACCACCGCCGCCTTTTGCATCAAATGACACCACCTTTTACAAGCTAACTTTATTTCCGCGTCAAAACCTTTTACATTTATCAGCCTGCAAGCATATCACTTGCAGGCTATTATTTTGGCTTAACCTATGCTTAAAAAGCCAGCTTAGCCAAACGTCCAAAGCATATTGTCTTCATATGCAGTCTGATAATTCAGCCGCGCCTTAACCGCCACCCTTCGGCAACCTTCCCACGCCTGCCAGTTGCCCGTCTTAGTGCTGCAAACGTAATCCACATAAGCGGACAGCTCGCTTTTGGTGCTGCTAAAAAACACAAACGGCGGTTTAATCTTATCTGCCAGTTTCAGAAATTGCACCATGCCGAAATACTGCTCGTTGGCGTATGCGCCTTGGGCAGTGGAAACATAGGGCGGGTCAAGCAGCAGTAGCGTGTTGGTCTGCCCTGCAAATTCAGGCAGCAGCTCGGTAAAACATTGCTGGCGGATTTCCAAACCATTCAGATAGTCCGCAGCTTCGGCATAGGGCGATTGGGCAATGCCGTTCCACCAGATTTTGCTTTTTAAATCTGCCCAGTCTTTGGCTTGTTTGCCGCTAAATAAAAACCAGCTCGCTAGCGTTTGCACGTCCATAAAGCCGTTAAAGGCTTCAATCTCGGCGATGAGGCGGGCTTTGGTGTCATCGCTTAGCTTCCTGTTTTTGCCCGCTGTGCCCACAATAGCAAGGCATTGTTGGCGCAGTTTTTCCGTATCGGCGATATGGTGCAGGCGTTTTGCATAGCCATCAAAGTCGTTGTAAATCACGCGGGCTTGGGGCAAGGTGCGTTTGGCGGTGTGTGCCAGCAAGCCGCTGCCGCCGAATACGTCCACAATCGTCCAGCCTGCTCCATCATCGGGGATATTTTGTTGTAGAACAGGGATAAAGTGTTTTAGGAAATTGCGCTTTTGCCCGATAAAGGGTAAGGGTGCTTTTTTGTAGGTTTTCATGTGTGTGCCTTTGAGTATTGTTTATGTTTATCGGTACTCAAAGGCACTCTGTTTTTGATGTTTTAAGGGTTGATTAAATTAAATGTTCAACTGCTTTCAGGCAGCCTGAAACTGTTTAATTTAAAACCGCTTAAAACGTCTTAATCAACTTCTCCGCAATCCACCGCGCAACTGGCGGGCAGACGGCGTTTCCCGCAGCCCGAGCTTCCGCAGCGTTGGTCTCATCCAATCCGAGGCAAAGCCCATTATTTGCAGCCGCTCGCGCCCGCTCAACCATCTCACCCCGTCCGTTTCGCACAACGATGATGTCCGAACCCGCGCGGTCAATCCCTGCGGCGTAGATGCCTGCCAACAGAGTAACATGGGGTTCTTGTTGCGTTGGGTCGCACGTTTGCGCCAGCATTCCAACTGGTGCGGTGTCAGCCATAAACTCGGCGGGGGGCAGCTCTCCCAATCCAGCGACCATGAATACGCGACGGCGTTTTGTGGGGACTCCGAAATATGCAGCATTAAGCACGCGCCATGCGCCCAAATACCCGCATTGGGCAAGGGACTGGATGACTGTTTGAAAGTCTTGGCCAGCGTTTGAATTGAGCAGCCCCGTAACGTTTTCCAACACAACCCAGCGGGGTTTAAGGCTATCCACGATGTGGAGCGCATCAAAGAACAAGCCTGTGCGTTTGCCTGCCAGCCCGCGCCGTTTACCTGCGATGGAAACGTCTTGACAGGGGAAGCCGCCGATAATGACATTAACGGGCGATAAGTCGGGCAGGCAGGTTCGCACATCAATAAACTGCTGGGCGTGTGGGAAGCGGTCGGCGAGCACTGCGCGGCAGGTGTCGTTGATTTCCACTTGCCATTTGGTTGTAAAGCCTGCTTGTTCAAAGCCAAGGTCAAATCCGCCGATGCCAGCAAACAGGCTGCCGACTGTGGGTTGTTGGGTTGGTTTAGGTTGGGTTGGTTTAGGTTGGATTGATTGAGATTGAGCATCCATAGCGTCCTTTCAAAACAGACGCTCGTGGCGTTCGGCTAAAAAGGCATGCTGTGGATGCTCAAAAAGAAGTTAAAAATTTAAGATTTCAGGCTGCCTGCGAAGCGTTTAGCGGAGCTGCGTAGCTAAAATGGTTGAATTGCTTGCAGCGTGGGCATTTCACGGCTAAACGATATGTGCCCGCGATTTCGCCCAGTTTTCTATTGCAAGACTGGCAACGCAGTTCGGTTGATGTGTGTTCTATTTTCTCTTTTGTGTTCGTGTTCATTGTGCAGATTCCTGTTTTTCGTTTACAATCCGCCCGCACTCGAGGGCTACGGCAGCTAATGCAGGTCAGGTCTGCTTTGGCAAGGGGGCAAGGGTGTGTCGCAATCGCACCCTTGTTCCTGCCGTACTTTTTCAGCATTCCCCGTTGTTTAACGGGGTTTTCTATTTTCAGCGCATTATGTGGAGCAGCTTTCAGGCTGCCTAAACCACTCCGCCAACCCCTGCGGGCTGTATCGGTCGGGATACTGCAACCCCACCGCCGCCGCGCACCATTCCGAGCAAAACCACTTTTTCAGGCTGCCTTTGATGCCCAGCACCACGCCGCACGCGCCGATAAAATCATAGGGTTTGCCGCGCGTTTGGGCAAAGTAGTTCAGCACATCAATGTGGGCATCAAGTTGGTTGATGGGGATTAAATCCCACTTATCCGCAGGCAGCGGCATGGTTTTCAGGCGCACGCCGCCATCGCGCAGGCTGGCGGAATAGCAGTCGTATTGCCCATTGCCCTTATTTACAGCGATTTCGCAATGGCTGTAAGGGCTGCGTGTGAATGTGCGTATCAACCAGTCGCCCAGCCGCGCTTGTAGCACGCTGGGGCTGTACCATTTGCCGCTGCGGTTGCCTTTGTACAGCGCAAGGGCGATGCGTGGATTATCCATTGCTTGCCTCCTTCATCAAATCCGCCGCGCTCCAACCGTCTGAATAATCGTAGTCCAGCGGGTTTTCGGCTTTCAGCATCGCGGCTTTATGCCGCTCGGCGTTTTGAAAATCGTGCTGCTCGTCATTAATCAGCTTTAAGGTTAATTCGTCCAGCAGAGCGCGGGTCATTAACACAAAGCTGTTGTCCACCGTTTTCCACATTAGGTTTTCAGGCAGCTTATCCAGCGTGCGCAGGAAAGTGTATTGTTGGCGGCTGTCGGCATCGCTGTGCAGCCATTTTTCTAGCGATTTAATATAGATGCCTGCATGGCAGGATTGGGCGCGTTTGGCTTTGATGCGCTCCCACATTTCGGCTTGCTGCTCGGCTTTGACGGCTGCTGCGGCTTCTTTGCTTAAAGCCCATGCTTTGCCATTCCAGCGGTGCAGTTCGCTGGGCGGGGCAATTAGGGTTAAATGCGCGGGCAATTCGCCCACGGTTTCCACCGTTTCAGGCTGCCCGTTGTCGGTGCGGTAGGCGGTTTTGCCGCGATAGTCGGGCAGATACTGCCAAGATTGCGTTTCAGGCTGCCATTTGGCGATTTGTCCTTGTTTGACTTCGGGCGGTTCGGTTTCCATGCAGCCCGCGGGGATCAACCAGTTTTCAGGCTGCATCGGGTCTTGGTCGGCAACGGTTTGGCAAACGTAAAAGCCCGCCGCATCCAATTGGCATACGGGTTTGGTTTGGGGTAAAGAGTTCATGTTGATTGCCTTTCAGTTAGATTTTGATGCACGCCAATAGCGCAATATTGCGCGGGCGATTTTCGTTGGCGGTCGGTACAACGCGGCTTGCGTCAAATGAAAAATCATCCGCATGCCCATTATTTTGTGTGGGTGAGCTGCTGGCGGTATTGCCGTTTAATGCAAACGCGCCAATAGCATCATCAAAAAAGCCGCCAGCCATGCTGACAAAGCCCGTGATGTTGCGAATCGCATCACCCTGAAACGAACCCAACGCCCGACCCGCATCCACCCCGCGCCCATCATCCCAAAAGCGCGCAAATTCCCCACGCAAATCAGGCAGGTTAAACGTGCTATACCCATCGCCCGCGCCATATCGCGTGCCAATCGCTGCAAACAACTTGGCATACACCGTGCGCGATACCGCCGCGCCATTGGCTTTGAGCCAGCCTGCGGGGGCAAAATCGCTTGCAAAGGTCATCACCATGCCGCTGGGACAAAAATCATTGCCACGGCTGTTTATCATATTGCCCACAATCGCATTAATCGCCGCCAGCAGCTGGTTGGTTGTCGCCTTATTGGGCGCAATTTGCGCCGCTTGCACCACCGCCAGCAGCTCATCTTGCACTTGGTTTAGCCACCATGCAGGCAAAATCGTGCCCAGCTCGGTGGTGCCATTGCCATCGTGAAACTGCTTATCCTGCGTTTCAATTGCAATCATATTTAATCCTTATAAGTAAACCGCACCGCCGTATGCGCGGGCTTCAAGTCTTCAAACACCGTTTCAATCACGCTGTCGCCATATACGCTCAACCGCTCGCCCGCGCAGCTTGCTCCCGCGCGAAAGCGCCACACCGTTTGCGTGTTCGCCGCCACATTCACCACCCACACCCACATAATCTCTTCGGGCGCGAGCCTATCGCCTGCGCGGTTAATGCCCACGCGAAACGGCTGCGGCTCGTCAATGGTGATGGTGTAGCCCGCGCTTTGCGCCAGCTGGATAAAATAGGGAATGCTCAACCCGCCCACCGCGTTGATTTTTAGCAACACCGCCGATAGCCGCGCTGCATAAGGCTTACCCACATTTGCCGCTTCCAAGCCCAGCACTCGCTCCCAATCCGCCAGCAATGCGCCCGATGTGTCGGGCAAACACGCCGCCGCCACCGCTTCCGCGCTGCGTGCCACCCCATCCAACACCCGCGCATCAATCTGCGCCTGCCGCCGCACCCGTTCGCCGCTGCGCGCATAAGACACAGGCGGCAGCAAGCCCAGCAACACTTCCTGATAACTCATGCCATGCGCTCCATATTCAGGCTGCCCAATTTGAACCACTCAATCTTGCTCACCGTGTCCGCGTGCAAATTCTCGAGCGGCGCAAGCAACACCCTATCCACCACGCCCGCCACATTGCTAATTACCGCTTCTAGCTGCGACACCACCACGCCATCGGCAGGAATCAGCGCATCAAAATAAGCCGTTACCGCAGCGGCAATCGCCCGCTGCGCCGCCGCCCAATCCGCACCGCTTAACTTGATTTGCACGCGCACATCCACCCGCGTGATTTCAGGCGCGAGCACGCGCACATTTTTGGCGGTAACAGGGCGCACCGCATCAATATAGTTTTGCACCGCCGCCAAGGTTTCTACGCTGGGCAATTGATTGGCTGATGTAATCGCCACATCCACCGTACCCAAGCCGCGCCGCAGCGGATAAACATAGGCGCTGGATACGCCATCCACACTTAACGCCCAGTTTTTATAATCGTGCCGATTACCACCTGCGGGCGGACGGCGGATGCGCTCCAACAAGCGCGACAACAGTGAAGCATCGTTTTCCGCATCCGTGCCGCCCGTTGCCGATAGCATCACATCGCTGTTGATGCCCGCGCTGGCTGCCATCAATTGCCCTGCGGTGGTGTCGCAATTGCCCTGCTCGCCCGCTTCGCTTGCCACAATCGGCACGCGAGCGCTTAAACTGCCGTCAATCACCGCATCAGCGTGGGTAGTATAAAAACGGTTGCCCAGCTTAATCTGCGCCCCTGCCGTCAGCCTTGCCCCTGCCGTGCCCGCCAGTGTTGCCGTGCCGCCTGCGCGGGTTGCCGCTCGGCGGGTAATGCCGCGCAATGCCGCGTGCCGCTCCAAATAATCGGTGTCTGCCGTGTCGGGGAAGATTTGCCGCGTTATCCACGTTTGATGCGCGTATTGCCCCGCCGCGCAGGATGCCAAGCGCGATGCGTGCACATAATGGTCGCTATCGGCGCTGATGTCGGCATCGGGTATCAGCGATTGTGTGTCGCGCAAAATCGCCGCGCGAATGGTGTCGAAGTCAGGGGGTGTAAACATGGGTTTAATCGTTGTTTAAAAGGGTTTAATATTTTCAGGCTGCTGTAGGGTGTTTGCCCTAAACAATCGGCACGCGGTGGTCATAATCAAAGCCGCCTTGCGCTGTTTCCACGCGGATGCGCAGCAACAACCAGCCATTGTGCGGCTGCGTGGCGGTTACGCTGATTTGTTGCGCTCGCCCATCATCCACAATCGGCTGCAAGGCTTCCATCGCATACTGCTCTGCCAGCAAACCCACCCGTGCCACATCTTTTTCCCGCTGCAACAGATGCAACAGCGAGCCAATGCTTTTATCCGCCCACCATGTGCCCAGCGGCGTGCGCAAGCGGATATACACCGCGTTTTGCAGGTTTTTAACGGCGCGCCCTGTGTAATCGCCGGTTAAAGGGTTCAATTCTTTATCCATGCTGGCATCATACGGCGCAGCAAAGCAGGGCAGGCAGGCGCACCGCTTCGCCCCAAAAAAAGGCAGCCTGAAAACGAATAAACCGTTTCAGGCTGCCTCTGTTTATTTCCATCCATGCGTTATTGCGCCGCCCCCGTTGTGCCGCCGCTGTCGCCCGGATGCGTGTGTTGCTGCACCGATATATCCCCCGCCACCACATCGCCTGTGGTTTTCAGGCTGCCGTTAATGCGCACCGCATCGCCGCCTTCGCCGCCCGAAATGGCTAAACCGTTTTGTCCCGTAATCTGCCCTTTTGCTAACACCTGCGCGCTGGCTTCCACCATCGGGCTGTCAATCGCCACCTTTTGGCGGGCGCGAATCACCAAATTATCGCAATCCATCTCAATCAACCGCCCCTGCTTCAACACAATGCTGCTGCCCGATTGGTCATACACCGCTACTTCGCCGCCTTGCAAATTTTTCACCCGAAAACTGCCATGCTCGCTGGCAATCACAATGCCATGTGTGGTATCGCCGCCCAAAGGCAACACAATCATCTCGCTGCCAGCGGGCGCATGGCTGGTAAAGCCAAATTGCTGCAATTGCTCCACATCTTGCAGCGTTTCATCAGCCAACCCCTGCACTTGCACCCGCTGAATCGGCTCGCCCGATTGCGTTGCCGCCACCTTGCCGCGAAATGCCTGCCGAATCCCATCTTGCACGCCCCGCGCCACCTGCGCGGTTCGCTTGGCTAATTTGGCTAAACTCATTTGCTTTTCAACTCCTCGTCCTTATCCTTGCCTCGCGCCGTTTTGCGCTTGCCCTTGCGTTTACGCGCCCGCTCCGCTTTTTGCGCATAGGCATCGGGTGTCCACACGCCATCCTCTTTTAGCCGCAGCTCCGTTTGCGTGCCACCCATGCGGCTGAGCATCAATCGCCGCCCCATCACAAAGAAAATCGCATCAATGCCTTCTTCCTCGTCAATCAAATGCACGCGCTGCCCCGCTGCCCACAGCATGCCTGCCGTTGTTTTGTGGTCGCCCACGGTAACCGTAATCGTCAAGCCTTCCAGCTTCCAATCGGAAAGCTGCTTCTTCGCCTGCCGTTTCAAGGCTTCCAAATTATCCGCGTCCGCCACCACCACCGTTTTCGGTTTGTGTAAAGGCATAGACGGGTCTTGCCACACCCACTTTAAATCATGCTTTGCCGCATTGCCGCTTCTGCCGTGCGATTGCGCTAAAAAGGTTACTTCCGAAAAGCGATTGTCCACATCGCGCTCAATGCTAATGCGCTCCACATTGCGGCGGTTATCGTTCCGGCTCCAACACAGCGTCGCCACAGGTTCAGACGAATAATCCGCCCCGCCCACCGCCAGCGTGCCATCCGCTTCCAGCCACACATGCAAGCCCACCGAGTTCGCCACATGGCTCAACGCCTGCCACGCGCTTTCGCTGGGTTCAATATCCACCTTATCCAGCGTGGGGTTGTTTTCCGCTTTCAAGACTACTTTGGGCAAATAGCTTTTCCACGGCGCAACCAGCTTTTGCACCGCCGCCAGCACCCTCATGCCCTTCACATTCACCTGCGGCGCAGAACAATCCACCAGCAAGCAAGCCAAATCGCGCCCTGTTAAGCGCAGCGAGCGGCTACCTTTGTCCTTATCATCGCGCTGGTTGCCCACAATCCCTGTGAGCACCACCTTGCCGTTAATCACCACTTGGCAGCGTTGCCCTGTTAAATCGGGGATTTGCCCCTGTGTTGCCGCCACGCCCAGCTCAAAGTCAAAGCCATCGGCAGGGATTAAAAAATCGCTGTCAATATCGTAGCTTTGCCATGTGCGATGTTCCATGCCGCCGATGCGCAGCACAATTTGGTTGTCATACAAATTATTGGGCGTAGCCATTCATCATCTCTCCCATTTGGATAAAGCAAGGATGGCGCAGCTGCGGATTAAGCCGTATCAATTCATCCGCGCGATTAATCTCGCCATACCAAGCAAACGCCAATTGATGCACCGTACCGCTTAACGGCGCAGGGCGCGCAATCAACGGCGGTTTTTGGTTCAGCACGGCAATCGCCAGCAGGTTTAAATGCGCCGCCGCATCACGCAGCGTTTCCACCACGGCATACACCGCATCATAAGCCTGTGTCTTGTTAGGCATCGCCGCCAGCGTGGCGCGCAAGCGGGCAATTTCTGCCACCGTGCGCTGCCGCACCGCGCGGTTGATGTGCCACACATCGGGCGCGCTCATGCGCTCGCCATCGTGTTCCAACAGCAACAAGGCAGCTTGAAATATCGTCTCCAGCGCCATCAAGCGCAACACTTGCCCCACCTGCGCCCGCTCTGCCCAATCGCTGCCACGGCGTGTGTTGCTGTTTGCAGCCACTGCCATGCGCTGCTCCACCGTCGCCACCGCATCCGCCGCGCGCAGCAGCGCATCAAAACGGCTTTTCGCGCTGCGCACATCCGCCGTGTGCACCGCGCCATCCGCGCCAATCGCGGCAGCCTGAAACAATCCCGCCTGCACCATATTGCGCATATCGCGCCACAGCCTTTTACTGCCTGCGCCATCGCCCGCGCCGCCGCTCTCGTGCCCGCCTAATCCCAAACTCCCCACATCAAACAAATCGCGCAACGCCGCCCATGCGCCCCTTGCCGCGCTGGCAAAGCCAAACGCGCTGCCGATTAGCGCCCCCCCGCTTTGTTTTGCCATGGTGAGCGCATCAATCCAGCCTTCCAATGCCGCGCGATAAGTGTCAATCCGCGCGATTAGGCGTTCAATCGCCATCAAAAAGGCGTTTTCAAACACAAAAATCTTTTGCGGCTCGCCGCTTTCGCGAAACGTGATGCTCAACGTGGCATAGTCCACATTGTCTGCGTCGTGGTGAAAGTGCCAGCTCGCTGCCATCATGTTTTGCAGCCGCCCCCACACAGGATGCACCAACACCCCCGCACCGCGTTCCATCAACGCCTCCACCAGCGCGTTCAAACGGCTGTGGTAGCCCTTGCCCCAAAACACCGCTTCCACTTGCACCTGCCGCCCCGTGCTGCCCATGTCTTCCAGCCACACGCCATCGGTAAATGGGCGCGCGTGTTCCACCAACGCCTTGCCGTCTTGCTCATCCAGCGCCACCACATCAAAGCGCACATCGCGAAACGACGCATCTTGCAATACCGTGTGCCACATACTCATTGCCCTGCTCCTCGGTTAAACATATTCACTTGATGGCGCGACACGTTTTCCGCAATCAAGCGCCCATCCAGCTGCACATGCACATTGTTTTGAATGGTTTGGTTTAAACCACCCAGCGTGCCTTTAATCGCATCCAGCTTACCGCCCACCGCCGCCGTATCCGCCGCTAAGGCAGCCTGAAAGCTCGCCGTTTGCGCCTGCGTGGCGGTTTGATACGCCGCCGTCTGCTGACTAATTACCGGCGCAAGTTTTTCCGCAGATTCGGCGCGCGCGGCAGCAGCGTTATTCGGCTGCCCAAAGCGGATCACATTAGGCTGCTTGCCTCGCTGCGCCTGTGCCCGTGCTAACAGCTCGCTTTCGCCCGCGTTCAGGCTGCCTGAATGCAGCAGCAAGCCTGCTGCGCCCCATTTGCCCAGCGTGGTCGGATTGCCCGCCACCGCCCCCGCCAAGCTCCTGCCCGCATTGCCCAGCCAACTGCCCGCGCCGCGCACCACGCCGCCGATTGCCTGCCCTGCGCGTGTTGCTGCCACCGAAGCCTGCGCCCCACGCGCGGCAAACCAACCACCCACGCTTGCCGCCGCCCCGCGTAGCCAGCCGCCCATGCGTCCCATCGCCCCACCTGCGCCGCCGCCGCGCCCCAGCATTGCCATTGCCCCCTGCGCCAACGCCGCCGCGCTGGCTGCCGCCGACAAAGCCCTTCACGCCACCCTGCCCCCCGGGAACTACCGCG